TAAATTGCTCTTCTATGCTTGAACTATTATGGGTGTGATTTTTATCCTTTGTTTCTTTTGATTTTTTTAAAATTTCTGGAAGACGTATCTTATAATTATATGACTTAAAATAATTTATATTTCCATATCTCTCTAAGCAAGTTTTTTTTGTTTTTTCCTTACAATTTTCCGAACCAAAATTAGTTTTATAACCATATCTTTCTAAACACGTTTTTGCTTGTTTTTCTAAAAATAATTCAGTTCGTGTAAACCGCTCATTACCATATTTTTCTAAACACGTTTTTCTCGATTTTATATCTATCTCTTCATTTTGCAAAGAGCATTTTACGCCATATTTTTCTAAATTTGTATTAACTAATTTTTCTTTATTTTTTTCTAATTTCATTGGGTGTGTAACACCATATTTTTTAAAACACTTTTCTTTTAACGTTTTGTTTGCTTTATCTGTAACAGATGTTAATTTTCTTACATTTTCTACACCATATTTTTTAAAATTTGTCTCTTTAATTTTCTGCTTTATATTATCTAATTGAAATACATTTTCTACACCATATTTTTTCTTGATTTTATTTTTCATAAAATCTCCAAATTTATCTCCATAATTTTTATGTAATGTTTCACGTTTTTTGTTAGCAATTTCTTCTGATTTATAAACACATTTTTTAGAACAATACTTGCTAAACCCCTTTGTAAAACTTATAAATTTGGTGCGAGAACCGCAAATAACACACGCAGGGTGTTCTTTTATATTATGAAAATAGCAATATAACTTTTCATTAAAAGAAACACCTAAAAAATTATTCTTAACATACTCCCAAAATTCATAATAATTCTTCTTTATATACCTCTCATTTTGCTTTGCTGGATTATTAATATCTTCTATTTTTGGTATATTCATAATAATTTAATATATTAAAAAAAGAGATTCAAATAATTATTTGAACCTCTTCTTTTTTAAACTATCTAAAAAAACTAGATTAGATTATCATCGTTGTACCAGCACCAGTCTGAACCATAAATGTATAATATGATTGCTCCGGGTGGAAACCTGCATCAACAATAGCAAAACGAGAGTTAACCAGAAGCTTCGGAGCCATTGTGCCTTCTACAATTGTTTGAACAGTATCAGCTAAGATGTATGGCATAAATATTACACCAGGATCGTTGCCGTTTGATTTGCGACCTACGCAAATTCGTGTGTCGTCCCACGTCATATATGGGTCTACATATAAGTTGAGACCAGCGATTGAACCAGCGAAATATAAACTTTGCGAACCATCTTGTGTAAGCGTATTAACCATAGGAGCAACAACGAATGCAGAAGCATCTTGTAATGCCGATAACACCTGAGTATTTGTTACCGCCCATTGGCCACGACCTCTACGACTTACATTAGCAATTAAGTTAGCACTTGCAAGTAAGCGACTCATAATACGACGTTGATGTGTAGTTAGATTTTCTGCAGCAGTATTTTGAACTGCGCGAGGTACTTCGTGTTCACCAAATGCCGTTGTAGCAGCACTACGTTGTGCAACTCGTCCGCGACCATCAGTTACATCTTCTGAACCGGCATATTTTGCCCAAGCATCAAAATCTTTTAATGCTAAACCAGTTGTTGCGTCGGCACCATTCAAATATAAGTTCAAATCAACACCCTGATATTTGTATTGGAATGTAGCATTATCAACACCCAGCTTGAATACGCGGTCCAAAATGCGGTTATTAATATGTTGTGAAATAGTGTTCTGAATCTGTTCAAGAACTTTACCAATTACATCAACACCATACAACGGCATATCTTGCAACTGCTGGCGTGTTACAGCACCTGTTGCTTCGTATGAACCCATCTGAACAAGTTTAGTGAACATACGGGCACCAAGAGCATTACCCGTGCCAGTTTCGTTTTCAGCACGACTCATTGGATCAGCAGAACCAGTTGAGAAATTAGCAAATCCTTGTACGTGGTCGGCAGCAGCAGCTACTAAATCAGCTTTCTTAGCACCAGCAGCCCAAACGTCAGATGTATATTTAGGTGTTGCACCATCTTTATCAGCAATAACCAGTTTTGTTGCAGTTTTCATTGCCTCAGCAATGGATACATCAGCATCGCCTTTTTTAACTGATTTAACACGTAAAATAACAGAAGCATCAATGCGCGAAATACCAATGTATTCACCAGTTATTACTGCATCAGCCGCTTCATCAGAAACCAATACTGGCCATTTATCTTCAGCAGAAAGACGTTTAACCGCAGCCCAATCAGTAGCAGTTGAAAAATCTGCAGGAACCTTGATAAAGATAGGTTTGTTTTCTGCATCAGGACCTTTACCATCTAACGAAGTTAAATTACCAATATTATCTAATTTACCACCAGCATATGGAAAATCCATATAGCTTAATAAGGTCCACGGACCTGGAGAAGGAATTACTGGAACAAGTTCCAAACCAATTGTTACTGCGGCAATCTCAAGAGCCATAGTTAATGTCGACATCGGAATATCGCCCGAGCCAACAATCTGTTTACCAAAAGCACCACCGGGAGTACCTACAACAGGGCTATCTGTTGCAGAACGAGGCATCAACGGATTACCCATACCCATTGTGCTCAAAGGCGTCGCATATATACCGCCGTGCGCCGCATCGCCAGTGGAAGACTGAACACCTTCAAAAATCTCGTGGTTTTGTGCATACTGACTCATCCAAGAGAGCTTTTTCTGATCTGTAATATTATACTCTTCTTTAATAATATTCGACCATTTCTGTTGTACTTCATTAAGAATCATAAACTTAAAATTTTATTTATATTTTTTATAATTATAATTTTTTATATATTATTTTTTTAATTAGTTAATAATCAATTAGTTAATCATAATGATTTTCTGGTTTTGGTGTACCGTCCCATTTGCTTAAATAGGAGTATTTATCAAGTTTTATTTTACCATTTGAAATACGTATTGTAATTTCTTTACTATTCCTTGCAAAGTTATTTTCATCTGGAATAACAGTGCCTAATGCTGAATTGCCAGAAACAACTTTTTTATTTAGTTGTTTTATAATTAACGTGCTTTTACCTTTATGACCAATAACCTTATAAAACTCGTGCACCGTAATTGAATAACCATAGTACTCATCTAAAATAGTTCCAATAGGATAATCACCTATTGGAAATTTTTTTATACCCGAACCTGTTGTGCTTAATATAGATTCATATAAACTTAACATTTTATATTATATTTTTTTAATTATGTCTTCACACCTGTTAATGTAAATGTCTAATTGTTTGTAAGAATGTTTTAATAGTTGTGTATATTTATTTACTTCATCAGTACCACGTTCTTTTATGATATTTTCATACATACATATATCTGCCAAATAGCTAATCATTGAACGTTCGTGTTCTAATAGTTCGATAATAGACGAAGTTTTTCCTTGTAAGTCGTCATCTATTAAAACATTGGCAGATAAAGTATTTATTTCTTTTATAATCTTTGATAAAATATCTTTATATTTAGCTACTTTTGAACCATTTTTTATCATATTTTTTGCAATAATCGCTTTATATTTTTCATTATTTTGGCTAGCCAAAACTGAATAATATTGCTGTTCCAAACTTTTATCATTATACATTGCATAAAAATTGTCATCAAAATATTTTTTTATTTCATCATCTGTTTTAGGAATAAAATTACTTCTTGCAATTTTTCGGTCACTCCTAAGACGATTAAAATCTATTTCAGATTGCTTATCAGGATTTATAATCAAAGCATATTTTGGATGTTCATCGTTTTGCTTAAAATAACTTAATAATGCAGAAGAATTTTTTGCAAGATTATTATATTGAAGAATATTATAATAATTATCATTATGATTAAGTTCATATAGCTTTGATAAACAAGGTACATATAAATAGTTATACTTTCCATCTTGCATTTTAAAAAATACACTGCTTAAACAATTTTTTCGTAATGAAAAAATTTCTTTATACGTTTTTTCTTCAACTGGAACAAGTTTAACTTCGTTTGGTGTTAATTTATCATAATGCACACTATGACTAATATTTAAAGTATTAAACTTTACATTATACTCTTTTAAGTCTTTATTAAGTATATTTAACTCGGGTACCAAAAATGACTCATTTATTGGTTGTTTTTTTTTAATTAAAAAGTTAGATAACGTTATCATATTTTATTTTGAAATTAAATTTGCTATTTTAGCTCCAGCGGCACTGCAAATAATCTTAGATGTTAATAAATCAAATAATAATCCCTTTTCAATTCCAAGATTTTTACATACAGCTTTCATAACAGCGGAACCGGCAGTTAACCCAGCTACACCGCCTAACAATGACGAAAAAAATCCTTCATCAATTTGCTGTTTACTATTTATTGCTTCAGAAAGTTTATTAATCTTACTTTCAAGCATTAGCTCAGTATTTTTTGTTATAAAAGCACTTAAATTGTTCATATATATTTATAATAATTTTTTTTTTGCATATAAAAAATGTGAGTAAATTTACTCACATCTAAAAAAAACTAACTTTTTTAATACCTGTTAAGAATGCCTTCCATTATGGTCTGAGCACCGGGATAATCGTTATATAATAATTGCCAACTAGCACGAAGTGCGTTAGGCCCGGCAGCAACTCTTCGCGTCACTTGCATCCTTAACAGGTATTAAAAAAGTTAGACGTTTTTAAAAAATATTATTATCTATTTCTCCAACTGCGAATGCTTTCTCGAATAGCATTTTCTTTAGCATCAATAACCGACGGTTGTTTAACTGATTCTGAAATCATATTACTATTTAACTTTTCAAAATCAATATGCTCCCAAAAGTTTTGAATAGCATTATTTTTTGACCAGTCATATAAACGTGCCCTGCGAGAAATTGATTCTTTAACAGCATCAGACGCTAAATCATATTTTACTCTAACATCATTTGGCATTTCTGCAATATACTTAGGTACATTTATATCTTCGTTAAGCAGCTGTGCTTTGCGCCCATAAATGGGTTTTTGCATCTGTTTGCTATCAAGCATTTCGAGAATGCTATCAATCATATTTAATTTGTCGGATTTTGATTCTGTTATTTGTTTAGTTATAATTTCCGGTGTAAAATGATTAATAAGCCAGTTTTGTAATTCATTTGAATAATCTTCCGTTATCCATTTTTGTACTTCGCTAGAATACTCTTCTACAACCCAGTCTTGAATTTTTTGTGAGTACTCTTCAACAATCCATTTTTCAATCTCAGGAGCAAACTCTTCAACAATCCAGTTCTGAATACCATCTGCTGTTTCTTCACTTATATCAGTTTTATTATCAAGTTCTTCTTGGAGCATATTGTTTTTCTCAACAAGATAATCAATTTGTTCTTTTAATTCTTCTATTTGTTCTTGTATGGTTTTGATGTCTTCTGTAGCCATAGTCTTTATATTTTCATTTGTTTCTATTGTATCATTAATGTCACCAATGAAGCACATATTTTCATTTATACTTTCAAAACATTGATTTTCATTTAAGTGTAATTCTGCTTGTGAAAAACCAGGTGAACCGACTAAGTCATACGTTTGTAATGTTTCAAGTGTTACATTACCATTTTTATCAACCTGGCCACTTGCGCGCGACGATATAAATAATGGTAATCCGCCTTCAACTATTGCCTGTGCAATTTTTCCTTTTGGTGTATTTAACAGTGTTATTTCACCAGAAACGACGCCGTTTTCATCAATTTTAATTGAATCAATACGATGAGAGATATTTTCTGTTGTTATATTCATACTCTGAGGATGCTCTAGTTCTCCTGGAATTGGTGCCTTTTTCAAACGTGTTTGCATTGATTCAACCATTTTAGCATAATTTTTTGTTTCATAAACACGCTGGTTGTTATTGCGTACTCCGCAAACACCAAATACGCCGCTAAGATGCATAAAGCCATCACCGGTTTTACTAATGTCCATTGATTTTACCTCATTCAGAGTTTCATAGATTATACCTTTTTTAGACATTATATATTATTTATTTTGATTTTATAATAATTTTTTATTTTATTCTGTTTTAATTAGTACTCTTCGTAGAGCTTAATATTGTATTTTTCGACAACAGTATCATCAAGAATGTTTCCGCTTGCGGTAAATCTACGAACGCCTAGCACGTATACGGCCCAATTATTTTTTGATGTTTTTCTAACACTAACCTTTTCAACATCGGTATTATAACCGGCGCACATTTGACAAAACTCACGATATTTGCGCTCTGCATTTGAAATATTTCCTTCTAAAATGTAATTAACAATATTTTTCATTTGTTTTTTTATAAAAAATAATTTTTTACAATAGTAATTATTAATTTTAATGCAGTAGTTAATATTTTAAAACAAAAAGCTGGAAATAATTTTTGTGTTCTAATAGTTATTCCTACGATTATACTATTTTAATTCCAAGTAGTGATTATAAAGAATTATATAGATATATTAATGAAGACGTATAATATTCAGAACCGCAGTTAATTTTTATCATATATTTATTATATTATAATATGAAAGCAATCGATATAAATATCGAGACAATAAAAAATTTAAAAAAAAGAATCGCAACGAAGAAATAAAAACTCACGGAAAGCAAATTATTTATAGAACGTTGATCGTGCGCGATAAAACAAAATATAATAGAAAAGTAAACATAAACATTGCTCTTTGAAATAAATAATGGCTTAGTAATTGTACGCGTGCATAGAGTGGTCGTATTATGGCACTGGAGGAACATAAATATATCTACAGTTGAAACAACGCAGTGCGGCTTATGTGGTGACACAAAAAGAAACGAACACATATAGGGCCCGGGTTGGTTCGAATCCCCCCGTGATGTGTATTATTAGTAGCACAGAAATTACTAAGCTATATTTTAGAAGATTGGGAGAGTGGTTTAATCCAGCGGTCTTGAAAACCGCAGAGCAGTAATATGCTCCACTGGTTCGAATCCAGTATCTTCTGCAAAAATTTAAATAAAAAAATATAAGTTAAGCACAATAGCGAGCATCTAACTTATTTACCATTTTATGTTGTGGTTGACTTTTCAATTATTTCAAGAAGAAACAGTTGCAGATTAGTGACTCTGGGAGATTCATTAAAAAATCCTTGAAGTACAAAAGGGAATCTTGTATTTTTACCATTTTTTTATAAAAAAATAGGAGTTTTGACAAGATTATTTTTATAGTCCTATGGCGCAATTGGTTAGCGCAGAAGTCTTATACACTTAAGGTTACAGGTTCAAGCCCTGTTAGGACTACAATTATATTATTATCAAATTATTTTTTACATTCACTTTTAATTAAATTTCTTGTTTTTATGAAAAAAATAACAAAAAAAGAGTATGATACGCGTCACGAGTATAACACTGAATTTAATTATTTGGACGATAGAAATAGGCAAAAATATGTGTTAGATTTTTAATAATTAAAATTTGTAAAATCCCATATATTGCTGGTAATTTTGTAAAAAAAAACAGTTAATTAACATTATAATTCATTTTTTAATAAAAACGAGAAATATTTTTCGTTTTTTTTATTAATATTATTGTGGCTATTTATATATTAAACCGTTAATATTTTTTTATCATAAAAACAACTAATTATGAAAAACGGTTTTGAAGAAAAATTAAATGCCATTGCAGAAAAAATAATGAATAAACTTATAATTATTTTTTCATACATTCTTAGTTTAATTGGAATAATTTGTTTTATTTGTACATTTATTATGGGCAATTTTTTCGGAATAATACTTAGTTTTTCAATGTTTTTTCTAGGTTTAATTGTTGTAAAAACCGTTTTTAAAGAAGAAAAACAGTTTGGGGATGTAAAAAATAAACCCAATTATGAATAGTATAATATTTATATTTATGTGTGCGTTTACAATGTTAAATTGTATACTCATTTTTTTACCAGTTGTACAAGAATTTAATACCACGACATTTAATAAGATTAACCACATAATACTATAGTTGGCATTTATTATTATGGTATTATTACTGATATATGTGTTTTTTTTTTGATAGTTTTTTATATATTAAAAATGAAATAATTAACTTATTATGACTGAACAAGAATTGCAGCAAGAAATTGATAAGCTTAATGCCCGATTAAAAAAGGCAATTAATGTTTTTAATGAGCAAAAAAACACAATTGAGAGACTAACTACTGAACGCGATGAGCTTAAAGCGCGAACTAATGATTATGAAACGAGACTAAAAGCGCTTGAAGATTCATTGGCGGAAAAGTCAACGGCAGATGATAAATTTTTTGACCAGCTGAATGAAATAAATACTTTAGAAGAAACCGTTTCAACGACTATTGCATTAAAAGAAGAAACTGAGCAAAAACTTATGTCTGAGATTGAAAAAAATAAAAATTTGTCTTTTGCCGTTGATGCATTAACAGTGAATCTAAATGATGCAAATACACGTTTTGATGACACAATTAATACCATTACAGAACTAACAAAGAAGTGGAAAGAAAGTAATTGTGAAATATATAAAGGATTTGTTGCGCTAACAAAACAATAAAATAATTTATATACTATAATTTTATAGTGGCATTTATTAGAAATAAATGCCATTTTTTATAAAAAAATTTAATATATTTGAAAATATAAATAACAAAAAAATATGAATATTGCTATTTTAGATATTTGCTGGAGAGAGATTAACCCGGAGAATCCTTTTTGTGGAGCGCTGGGCGGTTCTGAAACGTGGCTGTTGCAAATTGCAAATGAATTTTCAAAAAAACATAAAGTAGATTTATATGTTAATAGTACATTAGATTATCCATATTGCGACAATAATATAACGTATTTTCCATTTGATAAGTTTTTATCTAAAGAACGAAGTTATGATTTTATTGTATTAAACCGTTTTTTTGAAAAAGACAAATTGTATAATTTTGATATGGTTGTTAATTATATTGATTTTATAAAAATTAATAAATTAGCAAATCACATATATATTCAAATTCACGACCTCTCATTGACTAACGCAAATGGTGATATTTTAGATGATTCAACAATTGATTATGAAGCTCTTAATGATGATTTTGTTACTGTTGTGGCATTAAATGAATGGCACCGAAGCAATCTGATCGCCCAATATCCTAAGTTAAAATTACCTTTGTGTATACCAAACGGTTTAGATTTAGAGTTATTTAATAATAATGAAAATAATATAAGAGATAATAGAATTTTGTGGTCTTCGTGTGCTGAACGCGGATTAAATATTCTAAAAGAAGAGATATATCCTATTGTTAAAAAAGAAATACCAGATTTTGGTATAGATATTGCATCATATAATGAATATGATGAAGATAAAGATAATAAAAAAGACATAAAATATTTAGGAAAGTTATCAAAAAAAGATTTATATAAAGAAATGTCTAAGCACAAGGTTTGGTTTTATCCTGGAACTTTTGCAGAGACATTTTGCATAACATTGATTGAAAATATAATGGCTGGTTGCCAGGTTGTGTCGCCATTTACTTATGGGATGTCAGCAACGATAGACTCTTCGGAAATAAAAATGTCTCATATATTTAATGACCACAATACAGCTGAATATATGAAAGCCGTTAATGAGGCAGCTAATAAGATAATTTCTATTTTGAAGGAAGATAATAAGTCAACCACTTATGATAAAATAAAACAAAAAATCAAAGAAAAATACAATTGGGATTATTCAGTAAACTTGTACATATATAATTATATATTAAATGGTTATAACTCTGAAAATCTTCTTGTAAAACAACCAAAAATTTTGTTTTTAACAATGGGTTGTAACACACCATTTTTTAGAGGTCTAATGGCAGCAGTTAAGGATACCTGGGCAAAAGCTATTATAAAAGGAGAATTTAAAAACTGTGAATGGTACGGTTATACAAGCTGTGATATGCATCACCCAGAAGAATGTATTGATGAAAAAGAGCAAATGATATATGTGAAAAACGACGATATATTATTTACTACATATTCAAAAACACGCGATGCATATAATTTATTAAAATCAACAGGAATAGAGTTTGATTATGTTGTTCGAACCAATTGTTCAACATTTATAAATGTAAAAAAATTGGTTGAAATAATAACGTTAATGGATAAAGATAAGATTTTGGGCGGTTTATGTGGGTACTATAATGTATTTGCAAATGGTGAACGAAAATTTATGTATAATATTGTTGTTGGGCTATTTGAAGGAATGAAACGAGAATTTTTTGATATTGCTATGTCTGGTGATGAAAAGGATCACCCAATACCTATTGGCGACGATGTCATTGCTAGTAATATGCTTTCGAAAAAATTATTTCCTTTGGTTGAAGGAGATACGGTTATTAGTCCTAATGGAGATATAGAATATATCTATCCGCGGTATAAAGCATTTTTGACAGAAGATAAGCAATTGCTTCTTGATAGAGGTATATTTATTAATGAAGAGCAGCAGACTGATGATCCAAATATAATAAATAAATTTCCAGTCGTGCAATTAAGAACATTGTACAGTGAACTGCCTGAGCGCGCAGAAAAAGGACACGAGATAGAACATTTTTATGAGTTATATGATGCGATGGAATAGTAACAATTATAAGTTATATTACAAATAATTTATTATAAATAAAAAATAAACAAATAAAAATGATTACATTGTCTGATTTTATAAATGAGTGTATTAAAGAATCCGAGGATAAAAAAATAAAAGAATTAGAAAATAAACTTGATAAAGTAGAAGATAAAGCTGAAGATGCAGAGGATGCAGCTGAAGATGCAGAGGATGCAGCTGAAGATGCAGAGGATGCAGCTGAAGATGCGGAAGATGAAGCAAGTAAAGCTGAAGAAACTATAAAAGATGAAGATGATTTTCGTGATTATGCCAAAAATAAATTTGAAAAGGTTTTTGGTGATAAGTTAGATGAAGATAAAATGAATAAAATTGTTGATGGTATACTAGATAAATACGCCGATGATGCAGAAAAAGGCAATTGGGGCAAGCTTGTTGGTGTATTAAATAAATCGTTTGGAGGACGTTAATATGGAATTACAACATATTGAAGAGTTATTTGGTACTCTTCAACAGAGTATTGTCGGCGCGTGGAGAAAGCATTTAAAGACAAGTAAATATTCGAAGCATATCGCCTTAGATGAGTTTTATAAAGAGATGCCCGAGTTGGTGGACACGTTTATTGAGGATTATATGGGGTATGCTCATAAAAAAATAGATGATTTTGAATGTATATTAGATGCTGAGGACTATAATGCATTGGAATATTTAGATGCATTACGTGAACTTTGCTCAGATGGTTATGAATTATTACCAGAAGATGCGCCTGAATTAGAATCTGATTTAGATGAAATTGTTAGTCTGATAGATTATACAATGTATAAGATTAGAGAGTTAAAAGAAGAAAAAGAATCTATGACGTCATTGTCTTATTTTTTAAACGAGTCTATTGAATAATCATTATGATTGAAAAAAAACTGAAAGGTGATATTGAAAAATACGACGGGAATATAAGTAAATTAGATTCCCGCCATTTTTCATTATATAATGAGATAAAAAAACACCCATTATATAAAATTTCCAATAAAGATAAAAAAGCACGCACTTTATTAGAAGAATATAAAGGTAAAGAAAAAATTTTAAAATCTAAACAATATATTGTACCTGGGCAACTTGTTTTATTTAAGTATTTAAATCCTAAAACATTAGAAGAGCTTGAATATTATGATGCTTCACCGTGCACACTATTTTTTGGCATATTTAATTCATCAGAAGGAAAACGTGTATTAGGATTTAATTTGCACTATTTTCCCCCGCAATTAAGATATATTATTGCAGATAAAATTTATACACTGTTTAAGCCAGTGTATTCAAAATATTTTGACACGGGCTCAACAAAGGCATTTGATGGATTTAATTATAAATATATTGTTGATGAATTGGAAAAACAAAATTTATCATTTGCTGTCAGAATGTATATTCCATCTTTAATAGGCGAAACATTTGTTATACCACCTAAGATGTGGACTACAGCATTGATGACAGAAGGTTGGTTTAAGAAAGAAACAAGAGCAGCCATTATGAAGTATTTCAAAGCCGATGCCAAGAAAAAGAAAAAAATTACAACAGGTGCTCACGGCAAAGGAAAAAAATACCGAACCGCACACAAGAAAAAATGATAAAAAAATATTAAAAAATAGCATTTTTTTACAGATAAACAATTGATAATCAATATATTATAAAAATCATTTTTTGTTAAAAAAATTAGAGAAATTATTTTGATTTCTCTTTTTTTGTTTTTTTATTGTTGTATGATTTTTAATATATTTATATAGTTAAACGAGTAAAGTTATGATAATTCACAAGATAGTAATAAATAATTTTAAATCGATATATGGTAGTTTAGAATTGAATTTTAATGATATTCAAGGTTTTTGGAAGATTAGTGGCACGATAGGTGCTGGAAAAACAACCATTGGTGAAGCGATAATTTTTGGTTTGTTTGGTGATGTTCGTGGGAAGAACAACAAAGAATTGATTTCGTGGGGAGAGAAAAATGGTTCTATATATATTGAATGTATGTCAAAGGGATATGAATTGCAGATATATCGTGATATTTGTGGTGAATTAAAAATTTTAGTAGACAACAAGCCAATTATATATACAAATAAAAGAGATGCGCAAAAGCAATTAGAAATAACATATTATGATATATCGCGGGTTACACTTGAGCTACTGTGTATTATTTCGTTCAATAATTTTAAGTCGTTATCTAATATGACTCCCGCAGAGATAAGAATGTTTCTTGATCAGGTATTTGGTTTTTCAAAATTAACAAATTATGTTGAAATTTGTAAAATAGAAAAGCAAAACGCAGTTGATTTATTAAATGATAAAATAAATAAAAAAAATAATTTATTCTCTCAAATAGAAAAAATAAAAAAATTATCAGAGATACAGTATATTGATGGTGATATACCCAGTATTAAAGTTGAAATAAATAAAATAAATGATAAAATAAAAGATATTGATTTAGAGCGAGTCAATAAAATAGCTGAAATAAAAAATAATTTAAAAACACTCCAAGAAGAGTTGTCTAAGATTAGAATTCTTGGCGAAAACAAAGCCAAAGAGATAAAATTTATTGAGCAAGGTAAGTGTCCAACGTGCGGCGCAAATATAGACCAATCACAATTAGAAATAAAAAAACACGAAAGAGAAGAATTATTGAATCATTATAAGATTGTTAGTGACAAAATAAAAAGTGTTACAAAAATAATTACCGATATTAATAGTGAATATGAAAAGAAAAGAGAAATAGAAAACATTAATAAAATTGAATTTTCGCGAGTGCTGATACGCTTGGAAGAGCAAATTAAAAGAAATAAAATAACTGCAGGTGAAATTGAAGTGATTAAAAAAGAAATTTTAGAAATAGAAAATGAAATAAATAATATTAACATAGACCTACAAGAATGGACACAACTAATTGAAAATTTGTCTAATAATATACGGCAACAGATTTTATCTAGTTTTATTCCTTCGCTTAATAGTTGTATACAAGAATATATATCACAATTTAATATGCATTATACTGTTGAATTTGACAATCAGTTTAAGTGCACGATAAAAATGTTTGGTATTGATAACGTTATAAGTACGTCATCATTATCCACAGGTCAGCTTAAAACCGTTGATATGTGTATTATTTTGGGGGTGTTAAAAGTAATATTTTCTAAAATAAATTTCAATATTTTGTTTTTAGATGAGTTATTTTCAAATTTTGATTCTGCGCTGCATAATGTTGCTTGTGGTATATTAAAGAATGAATTGAAAGCGAATCAAACAATTTTTATTATCTCGCATCAAGAAATTTCAGATAGTTTGTTTGATGGTGCAATAAAGGCAAAACTGAATTTTAGTAATGGGCAAGAAGCGTCTAAGTATATTATTGAGTCATATAATAGTATATAATGATTAAAAACATTATGAATTTTTCTATATTAGAAAAGAAATATAAATAATACTAAATAATTAAACAAATTTTAAAAACAAAAAATTAAACAGTTATGACAGAAAAAAGTTATATTGACGAGGTAATGAGCTTTGACCCCTCTGAAGCAGTTACAGTTTTCGAAAGTGCGACTGCAGAAAAGAAAGTAAACACGAATATTTACAAAACAAATCCGATTAACACAGTTAATGAAGATGGCAATTATCATTCGAAGATTCGTATTTTGCTAAATCCTTATGATATTAAACATAGTATTGTTCACCGAGTAGCATATTCTATGCGTGACGAAAAGGGTTTTTTTCAAGTAGTAAGCTCACTTTCAATTGGTGATAAGAGTTGCCCAATTTTTGCCGGTTGGAAAAAGTTGTGGTTTGCGAAAGACGACACTGAAGAAAAGAAAGACTGGGCAAAGAAGATGTTTGATAAATCTGAGACAGATTGGGTTCTTGTTCAAATTATTGAAGATGAGAATCAACCTGAGCTGGTTGGAACAATAAAGGTTATGAAATTGCCTAAAATTATTTTGAATCGTTTGATTGCTAAGATGAATCCGACAGATCCTAAGAAGCAAAAACAGCCAATTATGGATTATCTATTTGGACCTATTCTTGAAATGAATGTTGTACCAGGTCCTGATGATGCTTCACATCCAGAACGCAAACAACGTGAAATTTCTTATGACCTTTGTGATTTTGATACTGATGCAACACCTATTATAAAAACAGACGGAACACCTTTGTTTACAGACGCAGAACTTGAGGCAATTGATGAATATAATACTGCAAATAATGATTTGGTAAAAGCAAAAACTGATGCAAAACGTATTGACGCCGAAAAACGTAAAACTGCATTGGTTGCTACTATTCGTCCATTGTATGGTAAAGCTATCGAGTATCTAAAATCAAACGCATTGAATTTGGTTGAAGAATGTAGTTATACACAATGGACAGATGAAACTAAAGTTCGAGTAGATAACTGGCTTGAAAAAGTTCTAAAAATGGAAGATCCGACAAATATGGGTAGTGTTTCTGCATCGGTTGTCGACAGTTCACAAACAGAAGTCAAAAAGCAAGAAGAAGATGAATTAGTGCAGATTACAGATGATTTGGGAGATCTGCCGTTTTAATTAAAAATATAAAAGGAGATTCACCTGTGAATCTCCTTTTTAATTGTTAAAAAATGTAAAAAATATGATTGAAGACATTATAAGTGTATTTCCGAAAACACTAAAAGATGGTGATGATGAATATATAGTTTATTTTGAATATCACCCTAATGCAAATGGCAAATATGTTTGGGTAGTAAGTTATTTGAATTCGTCTAGGTTATTTTATAGAGATGAACAAGAGAATTTTGAAGATTTGAAAAATATGTTTTTAAAAAAGATTAATAATAAATAATATGAATATGATAAAACGCTTAACAAATAAACCTTTTACGTTATATTATGCAATAGTCAGTGCTGTATTTATATGTGTGTTTATTATTTCTTTTAGTGTGCATTCTTGTAAACGAGAAAAATATCATCATTACACAACGTATGAAATATATATTTCACAAAACAAGTTGATTTTTGATAGTCTTAAATGGTCACTGGTACAACAGATTGATGATTATATCATTAGTGTAGCTCCGTCATCAAGCTTGAATGGGTTGGTATTATTAAATAATTGTTTGAAATACGATATAGATATTTGTTTTGTGTTATCTCAAGCAGAAGTAGAATCACATTTTGGAACAGCTGGTATTGCAAGAAAAACAAATTCTGTTTTTAATGTGTTTGCATTTGACGGACATAGTTATAATAAAATAAATAAAAATGGAAAATATAGGCACCCCAATGATTGTGTAGACCCGTATATGCGTTTAATAAAACAAGACTATTTAGTTGGTGAAAAAACAGAGTATGATTTGTTGAATAATTATGTAAATAAAAATGGAAAACGTTATGCTAGTTCAGAAGATTATGAGCATATTTTATACGATAAAATCGTAAAAATAAAAAATAGTACAAATATATATAACACATATCAAATGTTATTAAAGCAAAAACTTATTATTGAAATGTAGAAAAAAACACAAAAAATAATCATTTTCGTGACATCTAAGGCACTTAAATCTTAAAATATATAAATATACTAGAACAGTATAAAAGTCCTTTAGATGCCATCTAAACTAGTAATTTTTTAATACTAAAGATGTGTTTGTTCATCTCTAGTATTAAAAAATATTTTTTGCTTAAAATTTTATATATTTAAATGTACAAAAGCAAAACAGTTTTTTTATGAAAAAAAGAATAGATATTTTCAAAAGAAAATGCGTAGTTATTGATACTGGAACACCGCAGTGCCCAGACGACTATGTGCAGGTTACTGATTGTGCAAATAATGACAGCGTAGATATAGAAATTTACAAAAATAATAAAATAACTAATTATAAATTAACATATAATGAGCTAGATGCAATTTTTGAAGCATTAGAATCAATTAAATAGTATATTATATGAAATTAAAATTTTCTGAAAAAATTTATAAGAAATATCTTAAAATTATTCCAGATTTAAAAAAGAATGAATCAATAGAAAATCTGTGGGATATTATTAGTGAAATGTATAATATTGATGCATCAATATATATCAAAAAAACTGATGCAAAAATTATTTTTACTATTAATGAAACAGACTATACTCTTTCACACGACCCATTAGAAATCCAAACGTTTGCTCCTAATGGAAATATAAGAGAAGAAAACTATAATTTGCTACTAAAAGATGCTTTGGAATATATCATATTAAACAAATTAATCACCAAGAAAAAAATTAAAAAATCCCGCCCAAAAAATGAGTAGGATTTTTTTATACGTTATTGATTTACAATTAGTTATAATTAAAAAAAACAATAATTTATATTAACACTTTTTTCTTTTTATTTTTTCTTTTCGTGTCTTTCCAAATATATCTCCGCTTCCAGGTTCTTCTGGTGTTGGCGGTTTAGGATTACCCATACCTGCTGTGTTACCTGGTGTTGCATAATTAGAATTTGATATCTCAGTGCCCAATGAAACAGAAACATCTTCTTCTATATATTCAACTAAACCTTTCATTTTGATTTTTTCATCGATTTTTTCTTAGTCGTTACAGGTTCAACTACAGGTTCAACTACAGGTTCAACTACAGGTTCAACTACAGGTTCAATAATAGTTTTTGTGTATATTGCTGGTTCTGTTACATATATCTTAAATAGTGTTTTATTAAACTTACCATTTTTTATTACACCCCTATTTTCCAATATTTGCTTAATCATTTCTTTTTCTGTCATCATACAAAAAAATTTTTATATAAAAAATAATTTTACAGATGTTAGTTTATAAATTTGTATTGTTGTTTTTATATATTTTAATTTGTACTAACATACTATATAATGCCTACAAATAATCCAAATATTTCACTCGAAAAAACACTTGAGATATATCGGACAAAACACGTTCCAGTTGAATTGTCTTGGAAGCAGCATTATATAAATGAGCAATTTAGTTCAGATAGTGCGCTTGAATTGCCAGAAAACGAAAAGGAGCAATATTTTAAGCGACTTATTGAAAGTAATATAACAATATTTGATAATATTAAATCATCAAAAAACGGCCATATATGCACATTATATGACTTGTTAACATTGCTAACAGATGAAAAAAACAAATCAATTACAAAAATAGACCGAAAAGTTATTTATTCAACAGCCAATGGTGAACGCCCGATTGGTAAAACGGCATATGACCTATGGAACGGGTTTCAGGTAATTGATATGGACATAAAAGATGAGCAAATCGCAAAAAAAATAAAATTAGTTTTATTTGATCACTTAAAAAAATATAACTGGTTTGTTGGCGTTGCATTATCTAGCTCAGGAAAAGGTCTTCATATATACACAAAAATACAGGTTTCTGAGAATGAAACAAAAAATAGTGTAACAAAAAAATTAGCATATCTTGCAAATTTTAGACACAAATTTTCATTTGTGTATATTATTTGTATTAATGAAGCAGAAAAAATTGGTTTTACACAAGAGCAATTGCTCAAATGGATGGACTTAGCAATGTTCAAACCGCAACAGGGCGCATTTATTGGCTATGATCCAAACGCATTATTTTCAACGCATTTTTTTGAGGATTTTATGTATGTTAACTTCGATAATGTCGAAGATATGGGTCACCCCAATGTTGATTGGATTACATTTCCTGACTTAAAAAAGATATTCAAACGATGGGAATGGTTTGAAGATGAAAATGATACTGAATTAAATGTAGAAATAAAAGATGCACCAGAATTAGACGTTAACACACATTCACCAGTTCATTATAAACATTTTGAACGCTGGCGTCTTGCTAATACTCTTGTAAAGCTATATGGGCAAGAAAAGGGTTATATATACCTTAGAATGATTTGCTCTGGTGTGAAAAATAAAGAGCTACAGTCTGACTGCGTAACAGCATCTAGACACAATAAACCAATAGACATTTGGGCCGTCAATAGATTAAATAACCAGCACGGGTTCAAAATAAAATTAAACATTCTTCAGCAAGAGGAAAATATTAATGATATTTGCGAAAACATCGACAATATTGAAAATCCAATTTTGCTCCACGAAAGCAAAAATAAAAAAGAATACCATATAAAATCAAATGAATATCTTGGAAATATAAAAAACACACTTCTTGCCGATTGTGGTATGATTACACTAATAGAAGCGGGTGCGGGTGTTGGAAAAACTGAGATGGTAAAGTCTCTTGTTCGTGATGGAAAAAAGATAATGTTAGTAATGCCATTCACGTCAACAATAAAATCTAAAGTTGAAAATGTTAAAAATTGGCAATATGTATATGGTAACAAAAAGGTACGTTTTGACAATGGGGAATCAGTTGCTTTAACTGTTGATAAGTTTAGTAAGTTAAATCTATTAGAGATCAAAGAGATTGGTTTTGATTATATTTTTATTGATGAATCGCATCTACTATTTCAGTCTGAATATAGACCCGTGATGCCAAAAATAATTGAAATGATACGTAACACGCAGGTACCAATTATTTTAATGACCGGTACACCTATTGGTGAGACTGTATTTTTTGATGATATAATTCATTTGAAGGTAATAAAAGAGGAAACGAGAAAGAAAGAGTTTCACGTTTTTTTAACAAATAAGCCAGAAGACAATTTAAATCTTATGGTTGAAAAGATGGCAGTTGATATTGTTAACGGTCGTAGAATATTATTTCCTACAAATAAAGGCACATTATATAAGTCACAAATAGAAGCACAGCTTAAATGCGTATTGAAAAATAAATATGGTTATGACAAAGATATTGCTGTAAATTATTACAAAAAATCAAATGTAGGCGAAAAATTTATGGACGATGTGAACATAAGAAAAACAGTAAGAAAAACGAATGTATTATTATGTTCAAATTATTTGTCTGTTGGTGTTGATATTTTAGATAAATTTGATTTTAATATATATTTTAATGAGATTTGGATGCCTCAGGAAATAGAACAGTTTGCTAATAGGCTCCGCGATCACGACTTATTTATTTATTTGTTTTTAAATAAATATGACGCAGATGGCAATTCATTAGGTTTAACGAGAACCAAGCAATTAAATTTGAAATACTCTGACGATGAAAAAATGTTTTACACGGCAGTTATTGATTTGTGCAATGGTATGCTTATTCGTAACCCTATGGAATTTAAATACAATTCATTAGTATCTAGTTTTCTTATGCAAAATAAATTTATTGAATATAATGAACTGGAAAATAAGTATTATATAAATGATATAGCATATAATACGATTTATTTCGAAAGAAAATATAGAGAATATGTGCAACAATTACCAATTCTGTTTAAGGGTATGAAACACTATGGGTATAATTGCACGTATAGTGACTTAGGTTCGTTACATTTATCAAAGATTGACTCTGTAAAAATTAAATTAGCAAAAACAGCGGTTACAACCGAATTAAAAAGTCAGCAAACAGTATATATTGAAGAGATAATGGATTTAATAACAGAAGATAAATTATCATTATTTAGAGATATAATAGCCGGTAGATATGAGATTATTAAGTCAGACACTTGGTATGAAGATATAATAAATAAAAAGATGTATGTAAAAGATATGGAGACTTTTGAAAAGGTGGTACCGGTATTTGTTTCTATGTCAAAATTGTATGAGCCTACTGATATAAAAGATATTTTTAATTTTTGTAAAAACAATAATGGTACATTTAATTTTGCTGCTATTAATCGTATGAAAATATTAATCAATATGGTATATAATAGCAAAACAAATAGACTTGATTTACCAATACAAAAATTTATGGAGCAAACATATAAATTTGCTGAAAAGGAAATATGTAAAAGAAATGAAATAACTAATTTTGTTAAAAAGTTTTCTTTAGAGTATATGAAAGCAGAAACAACAAATTCAAAAACACCAATTTATATGTCTGCAATTGTATCTGAACAAATTGAGAAAAATTTTAATATGTTATTTAATTGTTTAATTAATGTAAAAAAGACAAAATCTGAAAACAAAAAAGAAAAAAATTTGGTTAAGATGAGTCCAATAAAGCTATTTTGGACAACCCGTGAAGAAAAAGAAACAGAAATATACAAAAATAGTAATGTATATGTATTAGCTGAATTTTTGGAAAATATAAAAGTTGATAAAGTAAATATAAATATAACCGACTAATTATGAATAAGATAAACACTGTTGTAGGATTTATTGATGCTAATGAAGTATTGGTAAATAAATATGAGGATTTTTTTGGAGAGTCATTGTGGCAGTTGCCAATTTTTGAAATAGAAAATGCTATTAATGAATTAAGTGTTAAAACGAAAAAATCATTTAATACAATTATGCGCAATTGTATTAATGATTCTATTTTACAGTCGACACCGTTTATAAAAACGTTGGAAAAATTTGTTTCAAAAAAATCTGTTGAATTTGAATCTCAAAATATACTACAGCAGTATTTCAAAGAAATAAATAATATATATGTAAAAAATAATAACAATTATGATATCGAGTTTTGTGAAGAAAATCGTGAGAAGATATTATGTATGAATTTGAAAAGTGTTATTTCTATAGCGAAATGTTTTCAGAATTTGGGTGTACCATTAGAAGATTTAATCAGTGCAGGAAATGAAGGTTTATGCCACGCGTTTATAAAATATAAACCAGAACAAGCAAAATTAAAAGATAATATACTTTTGGCGGTTAATGATTTTCCTAATACGGTTGACTATACCGCGTTATATGATTTTATAAATAAGTATTTTGTTTATGGCAAAACACTAAAGGAGTTATTTGATTCGCATTTTAAGAAAGGAAAAACGTATGAAAAAACAGAGATTATTGAATGGATTAAAACAAACGTCAAAAATGCAAAGTTTAATTCTGTAGCTTGTAAATGGATTAAAGCATATATTATTCAAGAAATAAATAACAATTCCAGAGTTGTAAAAAAGTCAAAGAACGATATTGATAAAGACAAGCAAGAATTTGGCGTTTATTTAAGGGAGCAGATAGTATCGTTTAATGACCCCATATCAAATAAAGAAAAAACAAAGCGTGTAGAAGATACTATTATTGCTGATGATATAACTATAATCGATTCGATAGAAAATATTGAGAATTATAAAATTTTCAAGGATTGTTTAAATCTATTATTAACTGGTATTAAATCTAGAAATAGGCGTATTTTGCTAAAAAAATTTGGTATAGGTACAGTTAGACCAATAAATCCAAATGAGATTGCCGCGCAAGAAAATTTATCTGTTGCACGAATAAGCCAGATAATAACCGATACAATTGATAAGATGATAGAGAATGCAAAGAAATATAAAGATAGAATTGATTCAAATTTGTTGTTTGATGTAATACGCCGTTGGGTGTAAAAATTTATAAGATATTTATTATATTTTAAATATAAATTTAGTAAATGTATTGAAATGTTCAAATATATAGGTATTAGAGGTCATCGCGGGGCAGGTAAGAATACATTTTCTTATTTGCTAGGTGTCACGTTAAATTATTATCTTTTGAACAAGAAATTTGATGACGGATATAATAAAGAATATAAAATTGCAGTTGACAAGATTCTAGAATTGAATGAAGATTTTTTAGAGACAAGTGAGCTTTCTAATATTTATTTTGAATCATTTGCTGATACTGCAAAAATTACTCTTGCAGAGCTTATAGGTATACCTTCATATTATATGTATAACGATTGGTGTAAAGATTCTGTTTTTGTTGATTTGAAAAATTTTCATTTTTTACAAGTAAAAGAAAAAATAGATATACCGCCGTTGTTAAAAACGTCATATACGGCGCGCCAGTTATATGATAATATTTTATCAGATAAAAATTTCTTTTTAACAGAAAAACCCATTTATATGCAATTAAGAGAATTAATAACATATTATAGTAAGTATGTTATGCAGGTCTTTTTTGGTAGTAATGTTTGGGTAAAGTCGTTAGAAAAAAATAGATGGGAGCAAGAGAAATTTTACAGCACTAATAAAATAATTTATAAAATATACACAGATTGTAAATTTTCATCAGAGGTTTCATATATTAAAAATAACAACGGAATCATTATTCAAATTAATAGAGATGAAAATATTAAAGATGATACAGAATTTTCTAATGAATTGCATAATGATGCCCGCATTGATTATTATGTAAATTGGAATTTAGATTTATATGATTATCAGTTTATTGAAGAATTAAAAAGTTTAGCCCTTAAAATTTTATCATAATGACAAAAACTATTGTCGCATTTGATTTGGAGACTACTGGTTTGGATCTTTTAGAAGACCATATTCTTCAGATAGCACTAATACGTTTTGATAGCCAAACATTTGAAGAATTAGAAGCAAAAAAATGGTATATTAAACCAGATAAGAATTTTTCAATTACTACGGCTGCTACTCAAAAGAACGGTTTAACTAAAGAATTTATTTTGCAAAATGGTGTTTCCCTCAGTGATATTTGGGAAGAAGTTGTTGCATTCATTGGTGATGACGATATGTTATCGTATAATGGTATCCGTTTTGATATTCCAATGTTATATAACAATCTTATGCGAAGTAATTTAAAATTCGATTTTAAGAATCGAAAATTTTATGATGCCTATATAATCGAACATAAGCGATTTTCTTGTAAATTAGAAAATGTATACAAAAGATATACTGGAAAGGATTTGAGAGATGCACACGATGCGTATAATGACACACGTGCAACAATAGAGGTTTTCAAAAATCAGCTGCAACGAAGCACTGCAGATGTTGAGCAAGAAGAGTTTTTACTTGTGTCGCCAGAAGGATTTTTAAAAAAAGAAAACGATAATATAGTATTTACCACCGGTAAATATAAAGGTAAACGAACAAACGATATTGCAGAATTTGATAAATCATATATTAAATGGATTTTTGACAAGTTTTCAGATATAACAAAAGAAACAATCAAAAATGAATGGTATCGAGAGCATCCTAAAAAGGAATAATAATTTTTAATTTTTTATATAATTTTTTAACTTTTATTAACAATGTATTATAAAGACGTAAAAAAAGAAAAGAAAAAAGTAGGGAATAATAAACCCAGTTTAGCACGTGTTACTGTTTGGGAGAATAGTTATACTGTGTGTCCAAAGAGCACGTTAGATGCCGAATGGCCAGAGTATAATAAAGAAAAAGACCGTATTAGACACAATACTATTAAGTACAAAGATGTGTCAATTTCAGAGGCAATGTGCAATATTAAATTGGACGAAATACGTGTTCCTGAATTGCCAATTGACCCAGTTATTGGAAGTGTACATTCTGTGATTTTGAAAAAGGCGAAAAGTGGTGATGTTTATGTAACTGGGTTATCGACAAAAGAGAGTGTTGTGTGTAAGAACAATCTTAGTAAATACAAAAATTTTGATTTTGATAATTTAGAAACAGATGCTGTTATTACTAATTATAATAAAACACAGCAAATAATTACTGTAGATGTTATTAAACCAATTTTCGATAAATGGATTAAAGAGACTACAGATGATTTGACATCGCAATACGACATAGTAAGTCCGCAGATCGTAACTGTTGAACAATTAAAATTGTGCCCCGGCGGTTTTATTGGAAAGGCAAAAGTTCCGAGTGTATCTGAATTTGTTGGAGAGCCATATTATGTAGATGCTTTTATTCCTGGTTCGCAAATTGTGTTGAATATTGAGAAGGACTTTAGTAAATGGGAAGGAAAAACAATTAATACGTTTATTGCGGCATATAATAAAGTTAATATAGACAGACCAGCTCTTATTTGCTCGCGAAAAGACCTATTAAATTTTTATGGCAATATTGAAAAAATTAATATATATAAAGCATATTGCGAAGGCAATGACACTTGGAAAAAACTAAAAGATGATGTTATACCTGGAATAATTACTGGTGTTATTAATAGTAATAAAAAATGCGGTGTTTTTGTTGAATTGCCTACATATAATATTACTGGTATTATTAATTGCACACCAGACGAATTGGTTAATTACAAAAACGGAGAGCCAATAAATGTTAAAATAATCGATTTCGAACAGATGCTCGAGTACGACGATACTATGGCAACGGTAAAACATCTAGAGCCATACGTTATTGAAAATAATAAGTTAAAAAGGTGTATATTAAAGCCAGTATTGTCGATTGCTGGTTTTAATTAAAATGGCTAAAAATAAAATGGGCAAATTGCCCATTTTTTTGTGCGTATATGGTTAATTTTGAAATTATTTTTATATATTAAATTGTAACAAATAATTATTAACCACTCAAAATTGTTTTATTGTGGTAAACTTTGATTTTTTTAACAGCAAAAAAGTAATTGAGTTGCAAGACAAAATCGACTTGTTGTACGACCAAATAGCTGAGCTGCAATATCAGCTTTATAAAACAAAAAATAAATAAAACAACGAAATAAAAAAGTAAAAAACGGGAAATTTTCCCGTTTTTTTATTCAAGTATTTCGAAGTCGATATTGTTATATTTAAATGTAATATCAAATGTTTCAACTTGCCGTTCGAGCTTATTGTAACTTAGCTCTAAACCATCAATAGAGTCTATTTTTGGTTGAAACAGCTTTATTTTTATAATTGCATTTCCTGTTTCGTTTAATATGTCAATTTCAAAAAAATCGTCGTTTTTAATTGTGTTAAAATACTCTTTGGTAGATTTATAAAATACTGTTTCATATAGCATAAAATAGTTATACAACCCCTGATTTTTTCTGAATGATACCTTAAATTCATTAGATATTTGTGATAATATGTTTTTTGGTGAATATGTATTATTTGACCTTTCTGGCTCAACGCTTATTCGTTTACCTAATAACCCTTGTTGCGTATTGTGATTTTCTGGGTGTTCTATTGAATACTGCTTTTGTTCCATTAAGAGCTCGGTAATACCCGGAAATGTTATACCTTGTATTGATTCGTTGAGATAATCAATTGGGGTTTTTATAATGTTTTTTTCTTTATTTATTAGTTTTGTGTATTTTTCTGTTATTATATCTGGCAAAAAATCTTTTGGAAATTTAAAAACAAATAGGTCTAACCTCGGAGACAAAGAGATTGTATGCATATCTATTTTTTTTTGTTAAATAATAAAAAAATATAGTAGTTTATTTCTTTTAGTATTATTTTTTCAATTTTATTTATTATATTTACTTACATTTTTAATTAGCATATAATATGAATGGAGAAAAAGAAAAAAATCAATTAGTAAAGCAGTATGTACCATTGATAAAAAAAATTTCAAAGCAATTATATGGAAAACAACCTGGTATCGATTATGATGATATTGAAGGTTTTGCATACGAGGGATTTGCATTAGCAATAAACAATTATGACACAACACGGTCTACAATGAATTTTACACAATATGCAGCGTTTTCAATAAGAAATGCAATATTAAATGGTATTAATAAGTATTCCGATTCACTAGGTATATCGTTTTATAAAAAGAAGCAGATACTATCTGAAAATGCTATATTGCCGACTATAACTTCATTAGATAATATTTTTAAAAATAATTATAACAGGGAGTTTGGATTTACAGATGAAGACCAATCAGGCAAAAACGATACTTTGGGATTTGCTGATGAAATATTATATGATAATCCTTGGAAAGTATTGATTTATAAAGTTACAAAAAAATTTCCAGGCGACTGGGCAGATATATTTTTTTCTGTTTATGGATTGAATGGAAATAGCAGTAAAAAGCAAAAAGATATTGCACAACAATATAATATATCGTGTTGCTTAGTAACAAAACGTGTTCAGAAAATTATTGAATATATAAAAAATGATAAAGAATTAATTAGTATATTGAAAGATTTGTTATAACCAACAAAACCATTATACATATCATTTTTTTATTATTATTATTATAATAATGATTAGATTATTTAAATATTTATGCGAAGGCGGTGCGGCTGGTCACTTACATCACCCGTATGAGTATGATGATTTTACATTAAGGGACATAAAAGGATTGATACGCAATTTATTTTCTGCAAAAATAGAAGATATAACAGAAAAAATTGATGGAACGAATATACAGGCAACAATGAATGTTGCCGGGCAAGTTGTGTTTATTCGTAATAAAGGAGATTTAAACAATCCCATTGGTGGTATGACAATTGCTGATATGGCGGAAAAATGGAAAGATAAGCCAAACACAGCAAATACATTTTTGCGAGCTGGAGATATTATTACCAGCGTATTTTCAAAAATAGGTTCAAAATTTTTTAATCCAGATAATAATACGCGCTTAATTGTTAATTGTGAATGCGTTATTAGTGGAAAAACAAATATAATGGTATATGACGCAGATCAAGTTGATTTTCATAATATTTGGGTTTATAAAAAGCAAAATGACGAGTGGGTAAATACAGATGTAACAAAACGCGGCATTGATATAATTAATCGTGCTTGTGTAAAAAATGATTTTGCACAGATAACGCCAGCCGTGTTTATTAGGATAACAGAAAAATCAAAAGATATTTTAGTTAATTATATAAAAGAAATAGATAAAATTTTCAAAAATGAAAATTGCACGGAATATACATCACTATTAGAGTACAAAAGAGCCAGATTTTATAAATACTTAAAAGAAAACCGTTTATATTGGATTGCTAATAATAATTTTGTTAGTGATACACTTTTTAAACGTTGGTTTTGTTTAGATAAATCAATAAATATAAAAAAAATTAAAGATGCGGTTCCAGAAAATGCTGTTGAATTGGCTGAATTAGATAAAAAGGGGTATAAAGAAGTTGTTGGTTATGTTATAGAACCAATTGATAATTTTTTTATACGCCTTGGTAACGAAGTTATTTCACTTTGCGACAACTTAATAAACAACAACAGTAAAGATTTTGTTATTAATGAATTGCGCAAAGATATGCAAGAAGCAATTGATACGGTTGATGACGACAAAAAAGATAAAGTGCTAATACAACTACAGAGATTGAAAGATATGCAAATTAACGCAACAGAAGGAATTGTTTTTTCATATAAAGGAAAGCTTATGAAGCTTACTGGCACATTTGCGCCATTAAACAAAATAATTGGTTTAAAATATAAATAGATATATTATGGTAAGTTTATTTAGTTATTTAACTGAGTCACGTTTTTCATCCAGTGATTTTATAAAGCATTCATATAAAGAGGATGTAATTAATAAAATTATTAGCACTGGAAAAGTGAGGTTAGGCACAAAGGGGGAAAGTGAAATATATATTGATGATAGTACTAGAGCAAAGTTGCAAAGTGAATTTGATAAAATTGGTATTTTAAAAGTAACGAAGGAGGATTTTGATAAAATAATGTTAAAATATAATTTGCCAACTTGGAATAAATATTTCAAAGGCGATTTTTCTGGGTATAGCAAAGGATTATCAAAAAATAAAGGTATAGAATTTGAAGAAAAATATGTATCTAATTTTGACTATTATTCTGAAGGCTTAGCTGATTTTTTGGGCGTTGATAAACTGAATTTGTTACAATATAATGTTGTACATTGCGGCGGGCTAAATAATAAAAGACCATTTAAAAAAGGAGTGTATGGACCAGTAATATCTAATAACAGCGCAACGATTGGTGATGACGTTGCAGATATTAAATTGGTAGATTCTAATGGAAACACACAGTATAATTTGTCTTTGAAAGAGGGAAATAGTACAACCTTTTGTAATATAGGTATTAATAAATTATTTTCATCTTCGTCATTTGAAAAATATAAGAAAACAGGACATTATGTTCCAGAAAAAAATGTAAATATAGATGGGCAAGATTTGCTCGATATGCTCTGTATAAATAATGATAAATTTGCAGATACATTTATTTCATATAAAGAAAAAAAACAACAAGAAAATGAAGTTGATATA